CTTTTTTAGAAAAACCTTGCAGCACCTTTCAAGTTTCTCAATTTTCAAATTGTCCTCTTCTATATAGTTTCTCAATTCTCAAATTGTCTTCTTTCCTTCTCAATTATGTGTTAATTGTCTTTAAGTTTCTCAATTCTAAAATTGTCTATAAGTTTCTCAATTCTAAAATTGTCGTTTCCTTCGCAATTATGTGTTAATTGCCAAATAATTATTCTTCTCACTTATGATAAAGTGTCTCTTTCTCACTTTCAGTAAAGTGTCTTCATCTTATTTTAATCAATTTTATGTCTTATTCCTGTGTTTGTCCCATTTAGATTAATTATTAATTTCGCTCAAGTTCGCCTAGAAATTAATTAGTTATCTCAAAATTCTCCTTGAGAATTATTAGAGGCCTCGATAGGAGTTTTACTAAGACCTTGATGTCTTCAGTATCGGGAATCAGCTCTAGTAGTTATTTTTACCTCACCGAATTGTTTGTCTTGCCCTTCCTCTTTGTAGTAGGGTGGCCCTTCAATTCAAAACCTTTTAACATTATGTCTAATCAAATATCGAATATAAACAAGTGCTCTGTAAAAAGAGTCAATTTTTTACACACGAACGAAAAGTCGTTCTGTCGCCGTGAATTTCAACGTTCAAAGCAAGAAGAAAAGGCCGTTCAAAATATTTTCCGAGTTGAGACCTATGGTTTCCTCGAATGTTCATTTTTGCGACACTCCAATCAAGTTTCGAAAGGTATTGATACCTCTCGTCGATACCACCATATTGGTGGCGCCCATCAACAATGGCGTACCAATAGAGTGTGGGAAACACCTAAAACTCGTGTCCAAACTTTATGTAAGGATGGAAAATATTCTTTTCGCGCCCCAGCGTTGTGTAATCCACAACAGCGCGGTGTTTCAGGCCCTTCCTTGCCCTCCAATCCACTACCGGCATTTATCCGTAAATCAAATGACGTCGTTAAGACTGACAGTATTTATGTGACAGCCCGTGGTTCTTCGGATGGTGATGAATCGCTACAGAACCCATTTTATGATGATGATGAAGTTGTTCCGTCTAAGAATTTAGACGGTACAATTTCTCTTCCTCGTTATTTCGAATTTCTTAAGCCAGAGTGTGTTGATCCTGCTCTGGTTCGTTTTAGTTATGATGCTTTTCTTGATGAAACATCAAATTTAGAATTATTGAATCTCTATCGCTCTAAGTTTTTGAAACCTGTGCGCCCCCACGTACAAGTTCCTTCTAGTAGTCCTATAGATGTTCGTTATATTTCTAAAACATCTTTTTCATCCTCTCTTTCAATTATTATGGAAGAAGAGGAATTTGTAGCTCAGGCTGGTCCTACTACTTTTAATTCCGAATTCTTTTTTACTGACGCAAGTAGT